ACCCGGTAACCGCAGTATAAGTCCAATCATCACCATCAGTAAAGTCAACATAAGCAAAGTCATCAAACTGCGTAACATAATCGGGGTTAATTCCTATTGGAAAATTTGTAAACCAGGGACCTGAAGCGGTCTTTGTTCCACCGCCACTATAAGCCACTGGTCCTGAAAAACGGGTTGTACCCATAATATACCTCCTCATAAAGGTTTCGCCTTAGTGTCTTATGAGAGTCTGCTCGGCCAGTCGCTAAGGCTAATTAGTCCGAGAGAGTGGGGAGATAAGCTCCCCACTCAATTAGTTACTACGCTCCTGGAGAACCATACACGCAACGTGGATCTGAGTAACCGAAGCTATAACGCTCACGGGCTTTAAATCTTACATTACCTGTATCAAAATCTCCTTCCATCTTGGTAGACAAAGATAGACGTTCAAAGTGGATAAATCCACGAGGAGCATCTGTTTTGACAAACCAAGCGTCAGTATCAGTTAGGAAATGGTTAACTGCATATCCATTGGGAAGCATTCCCATGTTTCTGGTAGCGTTAATATCATTATCCGCTGTTCCTGGGCGAAGTGTTGATTCAAGAAGTCTATCCGCAACAAACTGAAGGTTCGCAGGAACCATCAATTTAGTGCCTTTGACAGAAACTTTCAAACCACGTTCATCAACATAACCAGCAATGTCAATTAAGCCATTTTCAAGACTGGTTTCGTTAAGATCCGCAGCTGTACTAGGTGTATTAGCCAATGTACTACCATTAACTAATGGATGGTTAGTTACACAAAGTGCTACTCCATCCCCACCTGTGACACCTGTGTCAAATGCGCTGTTAAGGACAGCAGCACCTTTCACTTGCTTGGTATGTGCCATACTTCTTGCCAATGCTTTTGTATAACGAGAAGCAAGACGATCATAAAGATTATCTTCAATAGCTTCTTCCGTTATTGAGAAAGCAAGAGCAATAGTTTCGTTATTATACCTTGCAGTGTAAGCTTCTTGTGCATCATCAAAAGTTACCGCTGTACCTTCTGTCTTTACAGGTGCTGCACCAAAACCTGAAAGCATGACTTCCTCTTCAAAAGCGCGTTCTGAAGATTCAGTATCAAAGATTTGAGCGGACTCATTTTCGTACCTAGCATACTCAAGACCAAATAAGGCGTTGAGACCAGGTTCTAGCTCTTTCGCTAGCTGTGCTCTAGATATTGCCATATTTCATCTCCTATAAACCAGTTGTCGAAATGGTTGTACCTGCGTTGATAGAACCATTCGGCGAATTAAAGTGATTATTAAGACGAACAATTACACCAACACCAGCAGCTGTGAAATCCGCGTTTGACGGATCATCTACCCACCCCATTATTCTCAAATGAAAATCAGGGCCGGTTGCCGCAGCGGTGCTAATATCAACTGACGCCGAAGAAAGTCCGGTGGCAGTTGTTCCTGCTCGCGCTGTCGCAAATTGTGCGTTTTTAAATCTATCAGCGATAGCAGTTGCCTTACTCGTCCATGTGGCATCAGTAGCTATAACAAACAGCGCCATAGGATCATCCTCAACATACGCTTTAATCGGATGATTGCTGTCTGCTCCTGACCCAGGCCAGTAGTTACTAAAAGTCATTTTACCGGTAGTGCTTGCCACATATTCACAACCCATGAACACTCCTACCAAACTAACATTTCCACCAGCAGCCGCCTGTGCTTGATCTATATATCCTGTAGTTAACGGGATAACGGGGCTACCTTTATAGATGGCGTTAGTATTGCCATTAGCAATTTCATACATTGTGTAATTGGCATTACCGGTTGAATTGGCTCCTTGTCCTAATTTAGCGATAGGACGAAGACCAAAACTTCCATTAATATTTGCCATAATTTTATCTCCATACGGTCAAATTAAAATTCAGCTCTCCTTCTTTTGAGAGCCACCAAAAGTTACACGAGATTCTCTCTCTGGCTTATGAATAGCCATTGCCGGATGTTGTTGTCGAGCTAACTCGCCGTCAACAGCCGCCATTTGATTGCGGGTTCTATCCCGATAGTATTTATTGCGCTCTTCCGCGATTTCAATAGGAATCCTGGCTAATAATAATCCTCCTACTCCTATGACTCCGGCATGTTTACCGTCGTCTATAGTTGGTGCGTCGAAATCTGGATGTTCATCACCTCGTACTAATTCCCACCCTTCTCGTATTTTGGCAGAAACGTTCTTGCGGTCATCAAAACCCATAACCTCTGTCCTTATCCACCGATGAATATATCCTTCGGGTGGTTTAGGTGCCTCCAATGTAGAAGGTGGTTTCCAGGGACCTTTGCGTGCATGTTTTTCGCGAGTGTCCTGAGCACGATCTATTCTCGTATCCTTTTTGGGAGCTGTGTTCTCCATTTTATTTTCTTCTGTCATTTCTCTACTCCTTCACATATTTAGCGTATTCTTCAAGCGGTACACCCAGCTTTTTAGCTATAGCTACTTGTGAAGGCGTTAACCGCACAGATTTTCGTCCACCTTTGTTGCGGGATCTGGAAGACTCGGCGGACGCTACCTTACGACTTCCTCCGTTTCCTGCCTGTCTTCCCAACTTATGAGGAAATTCGGCAGCCATTCGTTTATCGAGTTCACCATAATAGTCTTCGGTCTGAGGGTCAAACCCTTCATCCTCAATCAAGCGTCTATGGATGCCAAATGAGGCATATGTCATAACTTCATCTTGACCAAACCATACATTTCTAGCTGCCCAAGCCTCCGCACGAGGGTCGGGAGGAGCAGTTGGTTGTGGGGTTCCAGGAGCTTGAACTGGAGGAGCTACAGGAGCAGGGCCAGCTTGAACCGCAACTTCTGCATTTGCATTCTCAGCAATAGGCTTTTTAAGTTTGCCTTTTTCGACGGTTAAATTGGCTAAAGCTTCTTGAGCTTCTACCATTCTGTCCACATCACCGGCTTCATGAGCATCCTTAAACGCCCGTTTTGCACTGGTGAGTTGGGAATCTATCCGTCCTCCGAATTCCTCTTGGTACCCTTTATCTAAATTTTGAAGGCGTGTACGCAGACCATCGTTTTCTCTCTTTACGCTATCTGCATATTGGACCGCTGTTTGTTTCTGGCGTTCCTCTTCACGCATACGCTTTGTTAATTTATCAATACGGTTCTTTACACCGGTACTGTATTCTTCTAGTTCTTCTTCTTTCTTTTCTTCTTTGACCTCTTCCTTGGATTCTTCTTTCGCTTCCTCCTTTGGTACTAGGTCAAGCTGCTCCTGTAGTTTTTCAGGATTTTCCTTCAATTCTACTTCAACAGCTTCTTCTTCGGCATCGCCGACGTCGAGTTTAGTTTCTTGTTGCATGTCAATGCTCCTTGGTTGCCTTCTTCTTTCTAGACATGTTTAATATCATCAGGTTCTAAAATAGTGGAAAGTACTTCGTCATCATTAATAACACGAACCTCCCCTCCTTCTATCTTAAAACGTGATCCTGAATAGCGGCCAATACAAACCCATTGACCTTCCTTGCACCATGGCTCACAATCCTCACCAAATTTTGATGAGTCCTGATAAGCAAGTGGTCCAATCTTTAAAACATAAGCGACAACTGTCGCCAATGCTTCCCTGTCGCGCACTGCGTCAGGGATAAAAACTCCTCCATCCGTGGTTGCTTTTCCCATATAGGGCATCACTAAAATACGCCAGCCCGTTGGCTGAGGTAGTCGTTCCTTTAGTGTACTTTCAATTAATGTCGGATCCAAAACCTTTGCTTCCTGTTCTACATACAAAGGTTCCACATTCATCTTTGGTTTTATTTTGTCTTTTTTGACAACGTGTTCCGGCACATAAAGTGTTTTAGCCATTCTTAATCTTCTTTCTCATGTTTATCCAGAGCCTCTGTAATTTCCCGCTCTGTATATTGCAAGCCTTTTAATTCTCCGGTTAATGCACGATAGTCCTCCATCGTTTTTGCACCACCGTTGAGAACGGCTTGTTGGGTTAAATCTATTCTTTCCCGCACCGCTTTAAGTAGAACGTATGCAAAGCTTACTGGATCTTGATCCACTAAAAGACTCCTTTAAATCCAGTTCCTTTAACTGCGGCCCCCATGCCACGGGCTTTGTCGGTTTCTCCTAATTGTTTCCGTGAATCATGGCCTTGAACGATGGTAACATCAGCACCAACATCCATTACCCCTTCAAGAGCTAATTTATGCTGTTCTCTAAAATCCGCTTCGGATGGAGAAAA